AGGGCGGAAAGGTTAAAAAAGGTTACCGTAGGGGTGGCCTTAAAAAAGGTAAATAGGAGGTAAATATGAAGTTATTGAAAGATTTAGTTGCCCACTTGAAAGAGTGGAGCGATTGGAAGCTGAAAGATTGGATTAAGGCTGGAATCGTTGCTATAATCGTAATAGTAATAATTGGAGCAATCTAATAAATGAACGGCAGAGAAGATTACATACGTAGACAAAACGAAGTACAACGTCCCTCTATAAACTTTACACAGAGGGACAATGTACGTGATTTTGCACGTAGTGGGCATGGACAAAATTATAATAGAATGATGGATCTGCAACAGCAGCTTCCTACCATGACTCGTGATGACCCACGTGTACAAGAATTTAAAGATAGAAGAAGAACATTTAACCGATATGGTAAATACCCTATGGGTGAAATGTTAGGTCGCACACCACAACAAATGCAAGAGCAATATATGGATCTTAGCCGTGATGTAAGACAAACAAATAAACCAGTTTATAGCAAAATGTATCCACTGACAAATTTAGCCATGGATTATGGTGAAGGTGGTGGATTACTTGGTTTAGCAGTAAAAGGACTTACAGGTGATATTGGAAAAATGGGATCAGACATATCTAGTGCAGTTGGTATTGCAGGTGCAGTAGATGATACACCAGATGAACAATCAGATTATGTAGGAAGAACATTTGGATTTTATCCAACAGATGTTCATCCAGGATTAAGTTCTATTGAAGGACCAATGGAACAATCAGAAGTTATTTATAGTCCCAACGCACCTACATATTATGATAGAGCAGAAGGATTAGATTTCGATGAAGATCCAAATCAACCTTATGTCGCTCCAGATGATTATGTAGAAGATGACTTTGGTGCTTTCTATACTGATGAAAATACATTAGCGTCGGAAAGAGTATTACCATTTGAAGATTCAGGTCGTGAAGCAGGAATAGCATCATTATATGGTCAAGGACCACAGTTTGGTACAACAAATAGAAGATACGAAA